CGATAGCGTATGCAGAGTATTGCGATGATCGGTTAGTGGAGTCCTCCAGGGGGCTGATTCATGATAATGATTTTAGTCGGCATCGTGCATTGGTGGTTGAGTATGTGAGCGGGAAAGGTGATGTGACTAACAGAGAGTTGTCGAGGGGATTGTCTTTGTTTAGGGGGATGAGGTCGAGAGAGCGTAACGAGATATTAGAGGTTCTGGTGAGTGATGGGGATATCGATAGGGAGACTAAGAAGACAAAGCAAGGGAGAAGTTACTATGTTTATCGAAAAAGATAGGAGTGAGGTGAAAGGATGAAATTATATATATCATTTAGCGGGGGAAAAACCTCTGCATTTATGACTAAATGGCTGCTAGACAATAAGCGAGATGATTACAGCGATATTGTTATCTTGTTTGCTAATACAGGACAGGAGAATGAGGAAACACTACGGTTTGTTGATAGGTGTGATAAAGAGTGGGGGTTGGGTGTTGTTTGGGTTGAAGCGGTGATTAATCCAGAGAAAGGAAAGGGAACGCGCCACAGAGTTGTTAATTATGAAACGGCTAGTCGTATCGGTGAACCCTTTGAAGATGTCATTAAGAAATATGGTATTCCAAATCAAGTGGGGATGTTCTGCACCAGAGAATTGAAGTTAGCACCCATGACTTCATATCTACGAGAATTGGGCTGGAAGAAAGGTGATTATCAGACAGCAATCGGCATCAGGTTTGATGAAATGGATAGAGTCAGTGCCAACATGGAAAAGAATAATATTATTTACCCTTTGGTTGAGGACATTAAGACAACAAAAGAAATGATAAATGATTATTGGAGAAACCAAAGTTTTACGCTTAACTTGCGTGAGCATGAGGGGAACTGTTCGTGGTGCTATAAAAAGTCATTGAGGAAGTTATTCACCTTGGCTCAAGATACACCAGAGATTTTTGAGTTCCCAATTAGGATGGAAAGACTCTATGGCAAGAATGGTCAGCACTCATTACCAGAAAGCAGAGTGTTTTTTAGGGAAAGACGGAGTGGCTTGGACATTTTAGAGGAATCTAAAAAGCCGTTCCGCAGATGGGAGGAACCGCGAGAAAGTATGGATATGTTTGGTTTTGAGATGGAGATGGATTCAGCAAATGGATGCTCAGAAAGTTGTGAGGTGTTCTAGCTAGATGATTGGTAGAAAAGCTAAGTGTCACGGAGTGGCACGGAGTGGCACAGGAGTGTCACAGGTGTTTTCCGACAGCAAACCCTAGGCGTGGCGGGGGCTACAGAGGTTTTTTTAGGAGTGTCACAGATTTCCTAGTAAATATAAAAAAACAGGGTAAAAGGAATTATAAAGGGTATATAGAGGGGGGGTATGTGACACTGTGACACTATAGCTGTAGGCCGCGTGGTTACTGGGTTTGGAGTGGCATTGCCACTCTTGTGACACTGTGACACTCTGAAATGAGGGGTGAGGCGAATATGGGAAGGTACATGAGTGAGATTGAGGATATGTTTGAACGGCAGTTGATTGAACATGGGGTGGGGGAATGGAGGCCTTGGGAGCGTGAGTTTAAGTTTCATCAGACGAGGAAGTGGCGGTCTGATTTTGCTTGGAAGGAGGATATGTTGTTGGTTGAGATTGAAGGGGGGATCTATGCGGGGGGTAGGCATACCAGGGGGAAGGGGTTTGAGAATGATTGTGAGAAGTATAATGTGGCTACACTGATGGGGTATTCGTTGTTAAGGTTTAGTGGTGGTATGGTTGAGAGTGGGATGGCTGCGAAGATGGTGGGAATGTTTTTAGCGGGAAGAGGATTGAGAGATGATGATTGAATGGTTGAATAGGTGGATCAATCCACCAGTCGAGACTTTTGTATTTAAGGGTGTTGGCTACAAAGATAGAGGGGAGGGCAAATGTTGGTGTGGTTCTGGGCTTATTCGGTTTTATAGTAAGGGGTACAGTCAGTGTGTGGATCTGGAATCATGTGGCCGGAAGTACGATACTGATGACGGTGTGGAGATAAAGCATCAGAGATAGGGATATTAAAAGGATGAATGAGAAGATTAATGAGCATATCAAACACATCACCGCAGCCCATGGCAGGTTGTACCAAGCCGCGAAGTGTGTGGCCGATGAGGATGAGATTAGGTTGAGGGTGGATAAATGCGCTGAAGCTCTCGATGCGTTTAGTGATGCGCTGCATGGTGGGCTCATGAAGGAGCCTTGGGAGAGGGAGTGATATGCCAGGTATGCCGGAGAGAAGAAGGCGTAACGAGATGGCCGATAAGAAGATGGCAGATGCTTTCTTTTGGGAGGATCTGTTTACAAGGGTGAGTCATGGGTTGTCGATACAAGAGTATGCAAAGACGAGGGACGTACCGTACAAGCGGATGATGTCACGGATTAAAGAGGATGAGGCGTTGAGCCAAGGGTTGGATGAAGCTAAACACGCAAGGGCTTGGGGGTATTTTGAGGATGTGGATAGGGTTACTGACTTGGTGGAAGAAGGAAAGATAGACCCGAACTCTGGGAGGGTGGTGATACAGTCACGGCAGTGGCAAGCTAAGATGATGAACAGGCAAGACTTTGGTGATAGGCAACAGGTAGAGCTGAAGGTGGAAGATGTAACGCAGAAGCACCTTGATGCAGTGCGTCAGATGTCAGCACCGGAGGTTGTTGAGGGTGAGGTGATAAGGGACGATAACGACGGTTGAGCCGCACCGTCGCACCGGTCCACGCACCCGCGCGATTCTACCGCTATTTAACATAATCTGGCAATCGACACCGTACCTAAGAACAGGGTTGTCCGAGCAGTACAGTGCTAGGCCAGTGGGTTGACGGTAACTTTGACGGTAACTGCTGACCTGGTGCATCAGTAAACCTAAGTAAATCAATGACTTAGTATGTCAATGTGATCCCTGTACTCGCCATCACATCGGGTTTATGGTCCCAGGGTGCCGACCGGCTGCCTGGATGAGCCTCGATGCCCCCCCCCTTCGGCCCAGCGCTGGGGGTCATGATAATTATCACCCCCTCAGACACACGAACCCCCACAATCTAATTTTAAAAAATCATATTATTTTCTTGTGTTATTACTTAGATATAAGTACATACTACAAGTGAGTTCAACAACAACCAACCGGAGAAAAGCAATGACACAGATCGAATTAGTTAAAAAGTACATCAGCATTGGTAACGAAGAGAAGGTTTTTTAGTAACTAGGAGAATAAAAATGACTAAAAAAGACAGAGAACAAATCGCATTAGATTTTATTGCACTTCACAAAAAGGATGACGTATCTGATTGGTTGCTACAGGCTGGGGATCTTGAAACCGTCTACGCCAACCTTATTATGGGCTCATTCGGCAACGTCCACTCTGATGCTGATGGTGGTTGTGCAGTAGAGATTAGCCAGTATGAGACTAAATCAGGCCACACTGAGCTATATGACTTCGAGTTATCGGGTGATGATTGGAAGGAATTTAAGGGTATCGATGAAAATACAGGAGAGATGGGATGAAATGGTACAACTACGCGACACCCCCAATAGATTTTTACTGGAGCAAGCTAAAATCCCCCACCGAAGTGATTCGCGAAATGACGCGTGATTTCAATGAGGTTGACGACTTACGTCGTTTCGTAAAAGATTTATCCTCCGCAATGGAGGCATTCAGGTCGATGGGTTGGCAAAGTACGGTCGTGCGTGATGGTGTATTTTATGTTCCATTAGAGGATGAGTTTCGTTATGGTTTCGCGTTAAAAGAGAGCGACAACGGAACGACTTACATTGCCTCTCCAATCCCACTCCCTCACCTTGAGGAATATTTGGATGGCTAGAAACACACCAGAGATAAACGCCCGCCACCAACGTGAGTTCGGCGAAAGGATGAAAGAGCAAGGACTGGTAAAAAGGTGCTTCTGGGTAAAAAACGATGAATCTTTGATTAAAGAGATTAAGGAATATATCAAGATCGTTAACGATAAGACGTAAACTGGAGAAAAACAATGAAAGTAATTGGATAAAGAGGCAGCATGAACAAAAACCCATACATAGATTTCATCGCCAAGTACCGCAGCAATCCGGTGCTGTTCGTTAAGGACGTTCTGCAAGTTCACCCAGATGAATGGCAAGCTGAGTTTCTAAGCCATATCGCTGGTGGTGAGAGGAAGATATCGGTGAGATCTGGCCACGGTACTGGCAAATCCACCGCAGCAAGCTGGGCGATGGTCTGGTACTTAACGACGCGGTTCCCATGCAAGATCGTAGTCACCGCACCAACGTCATCCCAGCTATTCGATGCGCTGTTCGCAGAGCTTAAGAGTTGGATACGGAACCTACCACCCTATGTGGGTGAGCTGTTTGAGGTGACCAGCGACAGGGTGGTGCTTAAAGCAGCGCCAAGTGAAGCGTTTATCTCTGCAAGGACGGCAAGGGCGGAAACGCCAGAGGCTTTAGCCGGCGTACATTCACAAAATGTTTTACTTATTTGTGACGAAGCGTCGGGAATCGACGAGAGTGTTTTTGAGGCAGCGTCTGGCTCAATGTCTGGACACTCAGCCACGACTTTATTATTGGGGAACCCAACACGATCATCTGGTCTGTTTTACGATACCCATCATCGAGTTAAGGCAGATTGGAAGACAATGCACGTTAGTTGTCTAAAATCCCCCAGGGTATCGGACGAGTTCGTTAGGGAGATGGAAGTTAAGTACGGCGCGGAGAGCAATCAATTTAGGGTGCGTGTGCTTGGTGAGTTTCCATTAAAAGAAGATAACACGGTTATTTCAGCCGATACGGTCCAGTCTGCTCAGAAACGAGATATTCAGAGTGATCCCGATACGGTGCCTATCTGGGGTTTGGATGTGGCACGGTTCGGGGCCGATAGCAGTGTTCTAGCAATCAGACACGGTAACGCCATTACCGAACTAATATCCTGGAAGGGTCTGAGTCTGATGGAGTTAACCGGTCGGGTTGTGGATAAGTTTAATAATCTGATTCCGCGCCAACGGCCAACTGAAATACTGGTAGATTCGATTGGATTAGGCGCTGGTGTGGTAGATCGGCTGCAAGAGCTGGATCTACCGGTCCGAGGGATCAATGTGGGTGAAGCAAGCTCTATGAGTGGTACTTATTTGAATCTGCGGGCTGAATTGTGGTTCAAGTTGAAGGATTGGTTGGCAGCAAAGGATTGTAAACTACCAGTTGATAGTGCCTTATTCTCCGAACTGGTGTCGCCCAGGTATCAATTCACATCGAGTGGTAAGATGAAGATCGAATCTAAGGACGAAATGCGTAAACGTGGGCTACCTTCGCCCGATAAAGCTGACGCGATATGTTTAACGCTGGCCAGTGACGCAGCGACCGCTACGTTTGGATCAAAACATAGCGTCCAGTGGAAGAAACCCTTGAAAAGAGCGGTGAAAGGAGTGGTATAAATAGTAGGGGGGGAAATTCCCCCCGATTTTCTAACATAAAATAGTGTAGGAAAGCACTGGGTCACAGACCTGTAGCCCAGTCATGGAAACTAATACCCTATTTGTTTCCATAAACCATTAAATAGGGTAGAAACCCCACAAATACTTAGAAATAAGGCGTAAATAGGGACAGCTCCCCACTTTCATAGTCAAAACACCACCATAAGCGTATAATAGCCCCACCAGTGGCTTAATTTGTGGTGCATCCATGTACGAAAACCCCGCCGAAGGTGGCATTGAAGAAGAGCTAGAGGTCATCGAAAATGATGATAAATCGCTCTCAGAAGAAGACCTTCAAGCTATTATCACCTCAGAGATAAGCTCCGCAGTCGATTTCATCGACAACACGATTGGCCCAGAACGCGCAAAAGCTACCAAGTATTATAAGGGTGAGAAGTTCGGTAATGAGGAAGATGGCCGCTCTCAGATCGTTTCGCTCGATGTCAGGGATACGATTGGCGCGATTATGCCTTCTTTAATGCGGATCTTCTTCTCGACCGACAAGGTCGTGGAGTTCGTTCCCCGAAACGCCGAGGATGTCGAGAAAGCTGAACAGGCAACAGACTATATTAGTTATATATTTTCCCAAGATAACCCAGGGTTCCTGACTTTACAGTCGGCATTCAAGGATGCGCTGGTCAGGAAAGTTGGAATAATCAAATATTGGTGGGACGAGGATGTTGAAGTCACCACGGAACATTTTAGCGGCCTCAACCCCGAAGCCTTGCAGTATTTGTCTTCGGATCCCCAAACCGAGGTCGCTTCCCAAGAACTCGCAATGGAGATGGACGAGTTTGGCAATCCAATAGGAATGCCCTCGATTGAAGCGACGGTCACTCGTAGAGTGGACAAAGGTCGAGTCAAAGTCGAAGCGGTCCCACCGGAAGAGTTCCTGATCGACCGTGACGCGAAGACGCTGGAAGATGCAACGATTGTTGCTCATCGGACTACTTTAACGGTTAGCGACTTGGTGGCTAGAGGCTACGAAGAAGAGTTAATTTTAGAACACGCTGGCGATACTGATGTCTTGAACTGGAGCGACGAATTAGCTGCACGGCAAGAAACACAGAGCTACGGTCAGGCGACAAGATCTGACGATGCAGCGCGTGAAGTCAGCTACACAGAGAGCTACGTCAAAGCCGACATGGATGGTGATGGAATTGCCGAATTAATCAAAGTTTGCTCCATTGGCCCATCTAATAAAGTGTTGTACTGGGAGCCGGTCGCCGATGTACCTTTCGCTACCTTCTGCCCCGACCCAGAACCGCATACGTTCTTTGGAATGTCTGTGGCTGATTCAGTCATGGATATCCAGAAGACTAAGTCTGCTGTTTTACGGAATATGTTAGATAGCCTCGCAATGAGTATTCATCCACGAATGGCGATAGTGGAGGGGCAGGTCAACCTGGACGACTGCCTTAACACCGAGGTTGGCAGTTTGATCCGCCAACGGTCAGCCGGTATGGTCACCCCGTTTGCTATGCCTTTCGTAGGCAAAGAAGCATTTCCAATGATGCAGTATTTGGATGAGTTACGCGAGAACCGCACCGGTATTTCTAAAGCAGCCGCTGGGTTAGATGCGTCTGCGCTTCAATCCAGCACAGCGTCGGCGGTCAACGCGACCGTCAGTCAGGCGCAACAGCACATCGAGATGATCGCTCGTATCTTTGCCGAGACTGGCATGAAACAATTATTCAAAGGGATATTGAAGCTGACCATTAACCACCAGGACGAGGAAAGGATGACCCGGTTGAACAACCAGTTTGTCCCAATCGATCCAAGGTCGTGGAATGCTGACATGGATGTTTCTTCAAATATAGCCCTTGGTAAGGGAACAGATACAGAGCGGATTGCAGCGCTATCGCAGATCGCTGGCAAGCAAGAAGAGCTGATGAAGTTGCTCGGACCAGTGAACGCATTGGTATCACCTAAACAATACAGTCATACGCTGGCTAAGATCGTCGAGCTAAGTGGTTTTAAAGATCCCTCGATGTTCATCAACGCGCTACAAGATGGGCAGCCGTTAGTGCCACCAGAAACAGCACAGAACAAGAAGAAATCACCAGAGGAATTATTAGCCGAAGTTCAAACGCAAAGCATCCGAGCGGATATAGAAAAAAAGGCCGCTGAATTGCAATTACGCCGTGACGAAATGTTGAGAAAAGACGATTTGGAACGCGACAAGCTCGATGCTGACATCCATCTTAAAGCCGCAGAGATCCAAGGTAAGCACGGCACCTCAGTCAATATTGCTCAGATCAAAGCTGACGTAGATCGTGACCGAGAGATGATCAAAGGTATCCAAGCCGGAAGAGGTGTTCGGTAGATGAGACAGGCATGGAGTGATGCGGTTGGGGGGTATGTTCCAGAATATACGCAGTTTGCCGGTCCGCGCACCTATGATCAGCGGAATGTTCCATCTATGGGACAAGCGCTCCAAGGATTGATCAGCGATACGACGCAGAACGCAGAGGCGCTGCTAGACGTTATCGTGCCAAACCAGTACGACTCCCAGGAGAGGGTGACTGAAAAACTGTTAGGGTTACTGGGAACTGGGACAGGGGTGGGGCGACTGGAGGCGGGGGGCAGCGCACTAAAGTCTGCGCTTTCGCGGCCCGTCAAAACTAATACACGACCGACAGTGAGCGGCAAAGCGCACAAAGCATATCCAGGCATCTATAAAGATCCACGGCAGTTGGTTGAAGAGGGTGCGGCTAGGGTCGCGCCTGAGAACAAACTGATGTCTGATTTTTTTGGTGTTGATAGGTCAGACCTTGATGCTATGACGAGGGCTCAGGAAAAGACCATTAATCAGGTAGATATACCGGTGTGGCCTACGACGCAGCGGGGAGCGCAACACACTCAAAAAGTAATGAATCCAACCAACGAGGCGCGGCTACAGGATGTCCTATCATTAGCGGGCGATAATCCACAATTCACAGGCTCATATGGGTGGTATCAGACACTACCATTAAGAGAGAAATACAGATCGGTTCTTGGAAAAGAGCTGGGCGACAAAAGATTTGATGAATTTATGCAGAGTAGTTCTGTGATGTCGGCTGGATCGCCGGTTGATCTTGAGCTACGTCGAGCATCCCTAGCCGGACTACTTGACGAATCAGGTGAACTGGATAGGTTCATCAAAGGAAACATGACCAGCGGCGAAAACGTATATAGAGAGTTTCCAGAGCTATTCAAAGATGTGGCAGAGGCCAGTGGTTATGGGCATATTTATCACGCAACATCTCACAGGCCAGCGTTAGAACGGTACGCAGCGGGCGATAAATTCTTTAACCAAAAAACCATCTTAGAAGCCCCAAAAACACCAAATTATTACTATTCCAAGACGGGGGAAAACTTGAGGCACCCGACCCAGGATGCACACTTCGTAAGAGGGATTGGTCTTTCAGATGTTAGACCGATGACGAAGGCGGGAACAGGAGCATCAGTTAAGGACACTGAGGCGGGGAAAATCCGCGACTGGTGGACTAACAAAGTATCCGACCCAGTAGGAATGTCTGGATCTCCAGCACAAGCGTTATTGTGGAACTCCCTAGCGCCGCAGACCGGCGTCAAGACCTTGGTAGGCAAACCACTACTAGAACTCATTACCGACGGAGTGGAACGCGAGGCGCTCAAGCAAGCCAAGTCGCCACAGCAAGCGCTATTAGATTTTATAAATAGATCTGGGAAGCTGGGGTCTTTCGCGGGGGCTGGGTTATTGGGTCATTCAATGACCGGTGACGGAGGGGATATATAGTGAGAAATGTGTGGAGCGATGCAGTTGGTGGCTATATACCGGAAGATACCCCTTTTCCAAAAGAAAGGATTTATTCTCAGGGTGGAGCCCCCTCGATGGGCCAAGCGTTTCAAGGTCTTTTGAGCGATACGGCACAGGGCGCTGAAGCGCTGTTTGACCGGATCATTCCAACAATATACGACTCCCCAGAGAAGATCGCGGAAAAGATGATAAACCTGGAGGGAGCGCAGATAGGTAGAGCTACATTTGGGCAAATGCTTAAGCCTCGTCCCAGCATTTTACCTTCTGGAGAGACGGCGTACCACACCGCAGAACAAGTGCCTATGCGGGGCGCCGGTCATCTGGGAAGACTGGCAGATGACTCCGAGTTAAATAGAGCGGCCTTTAGTGCTGAAGCTAACTGGATTGATCCCCGTACGGGACGGGATGTGCTGCTAGAGGGTTTTGGTGTGCCGAGCGGGACGCCCAGGGCTTATCAAGGAGGATTTGTTGGAGCCGATAATGTCATGCAGTTTAACCCAGGCCAAGCAAGCCCATCAATACACCCCTCATTTAACAGAGAGGAATCTGATTTAGTGGAAGCGATCGCCGCGATAAGAGGTTTAGTTGATGCACAAGAAGGATCTGCGGTACACGCAACTCGCGGGTTACTAAACAGTAACCCTAATATGCTGGGTGTGGACGTTAGTGTTACGGGGGGCAGACCGGTAACCAGAGATGAATTTGAAAAGATATCTAGGGTTGCTGACAGTCACGGATTCTTCGCAGCGGATCGAGGGAATGGGACCGTATCATTTATGAATAATGACTACAGTAAGTTGGGCGGGGCAAGATTGAAAGCAGGGGGAGGACTGTTGTCCCAGCAGATGGACCCGACAATGCCCCTTGGTAAGAATTTGCGTGAATTCGGTGATGAGTTCGACGCTCATAGAGTGGACCGAGAATCTTGGTACATCGACTATTCGGATGCTATGAAAAACCAAGGTAAAGGACAGGCGACGCGAGACATGATGTCAAAACTATCCAAGGTTAGACCGGCAGCAGAGAACGCGTTAGGTAGTCCGAGGGTTAAGCAAGAGATATTGAATAAGATTAGTCGTGATGAGAAATGGGCCAAGAAGACCGGTGACGTTACCCGCGACGATATTCAGAACCTACGCAAATTGATGAATGAACCGGGTTCTGGTAAGGAAACCTATAGCCGGATAATGAAGGCTTTAAAGGATGGAGCAATTGCGCTCCCAGCAGTCATGCTAATGATAGACGGAATGCCAGGAGCGCAAGACGATGGACTTATCTAGCCTTCCGATACCCAAAAGTGCTAACAACTCCTTGGTTGCGGGCAATAACCTCTTCTTCGGTAACCCCCGGAGGATAGCGGTCACCATCCCAAGTCCTTCCACCATTGGGGCCAACCAACCATTTGCCGGTGAAGAGATGAATTTCATTAGTGAAGGTTTTATGCCAATCACCAGGAATAAGGGTGGCGTCGAGTTCGTGTTCCGTCAAGGCCCGATTAAGACCCTTATGGAAAAGACCGGTGTGGTCAAAGAAGTGCTTGGTTTTGCACATGGTAAATCTCCTTTACGTTTTAGCAGATATTTGAGATCGCCTCTGCAAGTAGTAAGTAAATCAGGCGATAAGTTAATGATACACCCAGCCGCTGGGGTATTGCAATGAGTAAATCAAAACAACAGATCCGCGATGACCGGCCTCTTAAATAACAACTACTCCCAACGCAAACCACCGTCACTAGGTGAAGCTATGTCAGGTCTGCTGGGCAACTGGGGGAGCAACATTGAGCAAGGACTGTTGTCTGCGCTTCCAGTGTTAGCTGAGAATGATCCTTACAAGATAGGGCAACAACTACTGCGCGACGGTGCGGGGGTTGGCGGGATAGCTTGGCACGGTTCACCTCATAAGTTTACAAGACCTGACCTGTCGAAGATCGGGACCGGTGAAGGAGCGCAAGCGTATGGGCATGGATTCTATTCTGCCGAGGCGAAGGGTGTTGGTGAAGAATATAGAACTGCGGGGAGTCTGTTACGCCCAGTTCAAGGGTTGCCCACTCATGTAGAGTACGCTGGCCGTAAAGCCTCAGAACTGGATGACCCTATCGCTAAAGAGGCGTTGGATTTATACAATCTCTTACGCCCTTGGGAGAGTGATCCTAGAAAAGCAGCAGATATGATCTTCGATACTGCCGAAGATGGATCTAAAGAGTTAATGGCCGGTAAATGGTTAGCTGATAACGCAGATAAAGTATCTATACAGGATTCAACGCATCTCTACAAACTCAATATACCAGACGAAACCATCGGCAAGATGTTGGATTGGGATAAGCCTCTTTTCCAGCAATCAGATCAGGTTAAACAGATTTTGGATAATACATCCGATCCAGACTCTATACAGAAGAAGATCGATGCACTGCAATCTAGTTTGCAGAAATTCGATGGTGATGATGATTTATTGGGACTCTTTACAGGGACTGTAAAGACACCTCCGGTAAATCAAAAGATATATAAAGAGATCGAGCGGTTAACAAACGAAAAGCTGCAAGCCGAGAATCTTAGAAATAGGTTAGCTGAATTTAGAAAAAGAGACAGAGATACTAGAGCTTATCGCCAAGGATCGCTTAAAGGTAAAGATTTTTATAATCATCTCGTAGGGGACAACATCTTGCCTAAGAAACTCACCCAGAGATTCAACAACAGAGATGAAGCGGTAGAGTTCTTTAAGGCAGAAAAACAAAGATTTAAAGATGCACCGATGTCATTGGGTAAAGGCACTTATGAGCCGGTAGCAAAATTAGATGGTGATGACTTCACTGTAGAGACTTATGACCAGTTCGGCAAGACTCACGGACAACAGGCCGCATCCGAATACCTCAATTCGCTCGGAATACCAGGCATCAAATACCTCGACGGCAACTCACGCGCAGCCGGTCAGGGATCGCGCAACTTCGTATCGTTCACACCCGATCACATCGAGATGTTAGAACGTAACGGTGTGCCGATGAAGGGGTTACTTGGTGAGTAAATCAAAACAACAAATCCGCGACGAAGGACAGAAGGCAACGACTATCGTCGATGATGAGATCTTTAACACCATCGTGGACGAGGTCAAGCATGACCTTTTCCATGAGTGGATGCGAACAGAAGACACCAAGGAAAGAGAAGCACTGCATGGACTCGCAATCTCGATGGAAGTCATCCTAACGAGACTACGCGCGAAAGCAGATAATTTAACAATTGAAAGGAACACCCAATGACAACACCCAACACACCAGATTCTGGAATTGGATTGTACGACGGAGCAGATGCAATATCAAACATGGCCGGCTTAATGGACCCAGAGATGGACACACCAGAAGAGCAAGTCGAAGCGGTGGCTGATGAAGCATCCGTGACTGACGAAGAACTCGTTTATGAAGCGAGTGAAGAGACAGTCGAGACAGACGAGCAAGATCAAAACCCTGTGGAAGAAGAAGAGCAACCCGATGTCTATACCGTGCGTGTAAACGGTGAAGATGTCGAGGTCACGTTCGATGAATTAACCAAAGGGTATTCTAGGCAGTCTGATTACCAGCGCAAGACTCAGGAAGTCGCCGAGCAACGAAGGGCTGTTGAGAAACAGTATCAAAACGCTCAAGCGCAATTCCAAAAAACACAGCAGATGGAGCAGCAGTATATTGCGCTACTTCCTCAACTCGAAGCGAAGCTATTGTCTGAACAAGAGGAGCCGATTGATTGGAACGCCGCCTATGAGGCCGATCCGATTGAGGCCACCCGACTAGAAAGACAGCACCGCGTACATCAAGAGGATAGAGCAAAGAAGTTGCAAGCAATCCAAGCTGAGAAGCAACGACTCATGCAAGAGAATCAACAGCGACAACAAGTCCAATATCAACAGCATCTGGCTGATCAGCAGAAATTGTTATTGGAGGCGATCCCTGAGTGGGCCGATGAGAAGGTGCGGGATAAAGAAGTCGCGGAGGTGAGAAAATGGATGGTCGATAGCGGGAGGTTTACACCTGAACAGGTAAACCAAGTCTCCTTCGCCGGTCACGTTATATCACTTCGTGAATCTTATCTGTTCACCCTTGGACAAGCGAAAGTGCAAGAAAAGCGTAAAGCGGCCACATCGAAAAAGGGCAAAGCAGTTCGCCCCGGATCGAAAGCTGGAACGCCAAACGCACAGAGCGCTGCTGTGAAGAACGCCGCCGGTAAATTAAAACAGACCGGGAGCTACCGCGACGCGGCAGATCTCCTAATGAACTTAGACCTAGATTAGAGGAAATTAACAATGGCTATTGTCAGTAATACTTTTACAAGATACAGCTCGGTAGGTATCCGCGAGGAACTATCGAATGTAATAAAAAACATCTCGCCGGAAGATACACCGTTCCAAAGTAACATCCGTTCTGAAAGCGTAAGTAACACTTACTTTGAATGGATGACCGATGAACTTTCTGCAGCGGCAACTAATGCACAGCTCGATGGTGACGATATCGGGACTTTCACAGCGGTAACGCCAACTTCTCGTATCGGAAACTATACGCAAATTATGCGTAAAGATTTTGTCCTCGCCGACAATTTAGAGGTCATCAATGCGGCCGGGCGAAAATCTGAAATCGCGTACCAACTTGCGAAGGTCGGTTCTGAACTTAAACGCGACGTAGAATTCAACCTACTGAGTAACCAAGGTCAGAACGCTGGTTCAACGACTGTTGCGAGAAAATTAAGAGGGCTTCCATCTTGGATCGCGACTAACGTAAGCAAAGGCACTGGCGGGGCAAATGGCACGGCAACCACTGCCCGTACTGATGGTACGCAACGGGCTATGACCGAAACGATGTTGAAAACTGTCGTTCAGTCTATGTGGAACGAAGGGGGCAGACCTAAGATGGTTATGGTGGGTCCTCACGTTAAAACGGTAATCTCTGGGTTCTCAGGAATCGCGGGCCAACGCTTCAGTGTCGAGGGTAATAAGCCTGGGACCATTATCGGAGCAGCGGATATTTACGTCAGTGATTTTGGGAATTTAGAAATCGTACCTAACCGTTTTCAACGTGCTAGAGATGCTTTCGTGTTAGACCCAGATCTTTGTGCAGTTGCGACTTTACGTCCAATGAAACAGGTTAAGCTCAGTAAGACGGGCGATGCCGAGAAAAGGATGATCCTAGTTGAAACCTCGTTGAAGGTTTTGCAGGAAAAAGGATTGGGCTTAGTTGCTGATCTATCAACTTCCTGATAAGGAGATGAGGTGTGGTGGGGGCAACCCCACCCCATTTAAATTATGGCAAAACGACTATTAAGCGAAAACCAGATGACCGGCACGAAGACCTATCACGATTACGATGCGTCTAGCGATCAGTCAGTCATTACGACATCTGCTGATGTTACAGATATCATCGAGTCGAACAAAGCACAGTACAACGATACTGATGAACGGGCGCGATACAGCGACATAAACAAAGTCGCCAGTATCCCGATGAACGTCTATTTCGACTTGAAGAAGAAAGGGATTCTGAACGACCAGAAGAAGATGAAAGCCTGGTTGAACGATCCCGACAATCGCTATTTTCGGACTAGACCTGGAAGAGTGTAATGGCAATAACGAATTACGGAGAACTGAAAACAGCAGTCGCCGATTGGCTCAATCGCGACGACCTGACTTCAGTTATTCCAACTTTTATCGATCTCGCTCATGCGAAGTTAAATCGCAGATTGCGGGTGCGGGAAATGATACAGCGGTCAACGGCAAGCATCACCGATCAGTTCAGTAATCTGCCGTCCGACTTCTTAGAACTTAGGAACATTCAACTGAATGTGACGATCCCTAAGTCACTCGAATATGTGACCATCGAGCAGATGGATCAAGAACGTGGATTAGGCAATACGGCGAGAGAACCGGTCTATTACACGTTGATGGGATCAACTATAGAGGTTTTTCCGACCCCAGATCAGAGCTATACCCTGGAACTCGCGTACTACCAAGACATTCCAACGATGTCGGCAGATACCGATACTAACTGGTTGCTAACCAAAGCACCGGACGTTTATCTTTATGGCGCGCTACTTCAAGCCGCACCTTACTTGAAAGATGCAGAAGAAACCGGCTTATGGCTACAGGCTCATGACATGGTTGTTGCCGAGTTAGAGAAAGAAGATCTAGGTGCGCGATATGGCGCATCGACCTTGAAAGCGAGACATAGGACATACTAAATGGCTAGAGGTTCGTGGGACGCATCGACTGACACTTGGGCAACGATCACCAGCGGTGATTGGGACGTTGGCGCTGTTGTCTACGTCGAGAGCATCACCGCAGCGCTCAACACTGGACAGAGTGCATCGCATCAAATCACAACGCCACTTTCGGTGTCAGCAAGCACCTCGGTGGGATTTTCAGACAGCGTGACAGTCTCAATTCCAGAAAGCATTAGTGACTCAGTTAGTTTAGGACACACAGCAACAGTGGGTCAGCAGCTTGCCGCTGGCGCGACACTCGCTGGCACCTTTAGCTTCACAGACTCAGCAAGCGCACTTTATCCGACAACAGCAACTGCCACAACCAGTCTGAGTGTCACACCGGTTGGTAGCGTCGAGATGGCAGAATCGACAGCGCTCTCTGCAACAGTTGAAGCGGATAGTTCTGTGACCAATTTGATGCCGGATAGCGTCAGTTTATCGAGTTCGGTAACAATGACTGATCAGGCGGGTATGTTGTTGTCGGATGCTATCGCAATGGCACACACCCTGTCCCTCACAGACAGCGCTGCGATTGAGGTGAGTGTTTCTGCGGCAATCAGCACCGCATTCTCGACTACGATTACTCCGGCATACCAACTTGCGGGTGTGTCTGATTTTAGTCTATCGCTCGGGTCGTCGGTTAGCTCAGTCGCTCAACTGAACGCTACGGCGCTCATGCAAATTGACGTTAGCACAGAGTTGCCAGGTGTTGGGTTAGGTTATATCGATGGTGTTGCTCTAGGGGCCACGCTCGGAATGAATAGCGCTGGCGAATATCTGTGGCAACAATCAGAAGCGCCAGCCGCAACTTCATGGGCAGCGGTTACCCCGCCGACAGACACCTGGGCAACCGCGCAACACGAATCCCCAACTTGGAGTGCTATAGAAAAATGATAAAGACAAATACAAAAGTAATCGCCGAAGGAGGCATCAGAATGAAGAAAGAAAGCAGCATAGGTCTTAATTTAAACAATCGTTGGGCAGTGACCTGTGTGGGTTCTGACGGTGAAGTTAAATGGACTGAAGAGAAAGATAATCTAATCACAACTGAGGGATTGAATCACATCCTGGACACTTCGTTCCACGCTGGGACTGCCGTAACGACCTGGTACATTGGGTTGAAAGGCTCAGGGTCACCCGCAGCGGCAGACACATTAGCTTCGCACAGCACATGGACTGAAGCAGCGGGTTATGCTGGGACACGAAAAGAGTGGACCGAAGGCGCATCCAGCGCCGGCTCGATGACCAACTCTTCGAGTGTCGATTTCTCGATTAACGCGACTGCAACCATTGCTGGTGCCTTTTTAGCGAGCGCTACATCAGGAACAACCGGCACGTTATACGGCATCGTAGATTTCACTGCGGCACGTTCTGTTCTGAGCGGCGATACTCTGCAAATTACCGTGACTGTAACAGCAAGCTAAGAGGACGATATGGCAACTGAAGACCTAACCGGCACTGATAAGTTTGTTGACGATTTGGTTGCCACAAATCCTGTGGCGACAGACAGCGTTAGCGATGGTGACGAACACATTCGGGGAGTGAAGAATGTACTGAAAAATACACTTCCCAATGTGACCGCTGCTGTTACTGCGACCGCTGCTGATTTGAATAAAACATCATCGACTTTCACCGGCGCTGATGGTTCTGCTGCCGGTGCGTCGGGGATGGTGACCGCACCGGTCGCAACTGACAATACTAAGTTCTTGAAAGGCGACGGTACTTGGGCAACGCCCGCCGGTGGCGGCGGGTCATCAACTTTAGGTGGCTTAACCGACGTTGATACAAGCGCTATAACCTTAATCGACGGAGCTGTTCTACGATACAACGGCACAGCATCCGAGTGGCAAAATACGAACTTAGGGTTGTCGCTAACGCCGACGGTAACCATACCTTCCACGATATATCCGTCACCCACTACGGTGACTATAACAATTACGAATTGGTCGAGTTATTCTTCCCCCGCGCCTTGGTGTGAGGTTGAGAACAGTAGCGGAACGGTGGTTGTTGCGGCCTCTGCTGTCACTAACAACGGTGATGGAACAATGACCTTCACTTCTCCAAGCACTGCGGCAACGTATACGCTCAAAGTGAAAGTGCAAGATTTCGGAGATCTCGTTTCATCAACAGTATCAACTTCGATGGTGGTCAGTGAGTCTCCATCATATGAATACCGATATTTTAGGATTGGTAGTCTTGGGTCAACAGGTAGTGGGTATTTGGCCGTAGTGGAGTTTTATACTAGCGCGGGCTTCACTGGAACGTATTACCCACCGGCGATGACATCGAATAGTCAAACCATCGGAGGTGTTACCTACGCTCTCAGTGGTTATACATACAACAATACATCCTATCAGTTATGGAAGATGACTGATACATCTGGCTATGACCCAACAAAAACTGGAGCATGGATGCTTGGGGCATCAGCTACACAAAAGAGCGACGGATGGGTGTTCGATCTTGGGACGGCCCGCGACATTGTATCAGCAAGATGCAAGTGGTACACGTACAGTACCCCGAACACCTATCATTCTTCTCCTTTCACGTTATATGGGTCATCAAATGGTAGTTCGTGGACTTCTATAAATACCGTCACGATGGGTGCGACGAATGATGGTGAATACGTTGATATGCTACTTGGTTAGCGGGGAATGATCATGAAAAAAGATTGTGAATTAGAAATATTAAAATATGCCCCTTATTTCCGTCAGTGTAATGCGGCGCTCAGTGGGGAACATAGTGAATATATCAGTATAGTGTTGAAACTCTTACGAGATCATTATCACTCTCTGATAGAGAGTGGCGAAACTAACTGGTCAGTTACTGATCAAATCACAAGCACATTAACCGAAATGAAACCTTATTAGGACTTAGACAATGGCCGATACTACAACGACGAATTACACATTCACGAAGCCAGAGGTTGGGTCATCCAGCAATTCTTGGGGGCAGAAATTAAACAATGACCTCGATTCCATCGATACCACCGTCAAGGCAGTATCGGATGTGGCGAACGCTGCGGTAGTTAAGGCAGACAACTTATCTGACTTGGCAAGTGCAGCGACCGCCCGAACCAATCTCGGCATAGCGAACCATGAGCTGGTAACGGTAAACGCAGATGGTGATATTTCAACGTCTGGTGATATTTCAACGTCTGGATCTGGCGCGATTGACGCAACGAAACTATCGGGTAATCTACCGGCGATTAGTGGGGCTAGTTTGACGGATGTGGCGCAACTGGCGGGGTCAGCGACACAGGATTTCAGCGCAACCACTGCTACTTCTGGGACTAATACAACACAGGTTGCTACAACTGCTTTTGTTAATGCCGCCTTAGAAAAGATGTACCCGGTAGGTTCTATATTCACAACAGTTACAGCTTATGCCAACTCAGCAGCAGTGGTGGCAGCTATTGGGGGAACAACATGGACCTCCTTTGGTGCTGGTAAGGTTCTTGTTGGTGTTGATTCTTCAGATACAGACTTTGATACTGTTGAAGAAACTGGTGGTTCTAAAACTCATACATTATCAACACCAGAAATACCTTCTCACAACCACAGCTTAAGCCCTAGTATTTCGGGTGGTTCTGGAACAGATGGAAACCCTAATATTATATCTGGTGGTTCGAGTACAGGGGCAGTGAGTATAGGAGCTACTGGCGGTGGCCTCCCGCATAACAACGTACAACCTTACATCACAGTACATATGTGGAAGCGTACCGCTTAAACTGGAGAATTAGATGCCCATCCTACCGATCAAAATACCACCAGGTGTTTACAAAAATGGCACCGAGTACCAGTCAAAAGGCCGGTGGTCAGATGCTGATCTAGTCCGTTGGCATGAGGGTGCGATGCGTCCAGTTGGTGGTTGGCGACAACACACCACCACGACGTTCAGCGACAAGGCCAGAGCGATGTTAGCTTGGGGCGATAACTCAGGTGACCGGAAGATGGCCATCGGCACAGCGTCAAACCTTTACGTCATGGGTGAAGATAACACGATGTATAACATCACCCCGACGGGCATTGCAACTGGAGATGTTGATGCCTTCAAAGCAACAGGTTATGGGTCGCAATTGTACGGTAAACATAACTACGGCACGACGCGACCGGACACCGCAACGTACCAACCGGCAACTACCTGGTCACTGGACAACTGGGGCGAAAACCTAGTCGCCTGTTCGACATCAGATGGAAAGATCTACCAATGGTCATTGGTACTTGCAACTGTGGCAGCAACAGTAGCCAACGCTCCGGTCAACAACCAGGGCATCGTTGTGACTTCGGAACGGTTTCTTTTCGCACTGGGCGCTGGAGGCAACAATCGTAAAATCCAATGGTCAGACCAAGAAGACAACACCACATGGACACCTAGCGCTACAAACCAAGCTGGTGACATTGACCTCATTACTGATGGCGCTATTCAGTGCGGCACTAGGGTAAGAGGGCAGACATTAATCCTCACTTCGACAGATGCTCATGCAGCGACATATCAGGGCGCTCCGTATGTTTATGGATTTGAGAAGGTCGGATCAGCGTGTGGCGTAATCGGTCCTAAAGCGCAAATCTCAGTTGACACCTTTGCGGTTTGGATGGGGAAAAAGTCATTCTTCTATTATGACGGTTACGTCAAAGCGTTGGAGTCTGATGTCGCTGATTTTATATTCAACGACATCAACGAAGATCAGCGAAGCAAAGTATACGGTGTACTCAATAACCAATTTAATGAAGTCTGGTGGTTTTACCCCTCCGACGGTTCCATTGAGTGTGACAGTTATGTCAGTTGGAACTGGTTGGAGAATCACTGGAATGTGGGAAAACTAAACCGCACCGCTGGTGTGGACAGGACCGTATTCCGGTCACCACTCTTTGCTGGTACGGACGGTTATATTCATGAGCATGAAACCGGATTTACATACGATTCCAGAAACCCTTATGCTGAGTCTGGACCGCTGGAAATCAGCAATGGTGAGAGTGTACTGAATATCACTGGCATGATTCCAGACGAGAACACGCTGGGAGATGTGGAAGCTAAATTCAAAACCCGATTCCACCCAACCGATACCGAGCGCACTTATGGCCCCTTCACAATGACCAACCCGACATCTGTGAGGTTTACTGGACGACAAGTGAAGATGCGCGTTCAGTCGGTTCGGAATACAGATTGGCGTGTGGGTGAAATGCGACTAGAAGGTAAAATCGGAGGTCGTCGATGAAGCTACCACGCCCACCAAACACTTACTCGGTACAGCACGAATCTCAACGTAATCTACTGATCGAACTCGACGCGCAGAGCAACCTGAAGAGCAATCGAGATATAGAGGTGGGTGATGGGAGGCTAATTATGACTTCCGCGAACGGAACGCGCTATGCGCTGTCTGTTAATAATTCCGGCACTTTGTCTACGGTGGTTGTGTGAGTGAGCGTGAACTGATGATGCGTTGGTGCCGAGGAAATGAGAGTGCGGCTGAGTTTCTTAGTATGCTATCACTCAGCTATCACATTGCCGATGATTTTGTGGATCGAGACAAAGACCCAGAGAGTTACTCTAGCAAGATGATGGCAAAATTGATGCACTTGGTATTAGTCGATATCCCAGCGAACGCATTCTACCAGCGCTATCGAACAGAACTCGCACCGGTGATGAGCGCATCATTCTTTATCTGGAACGCGTCAAACAACTGGGCAGATGGGGACGATAACCAGCAGCATTTCTCTTACGTTTACCGTGAGATTGGTGAGCAGATCATCATCACCGTTGCGAGGATAGTTGGTGGGATCGACCACGCGGCTAATGTGACCGAAGAAATCTATCAGACGTTTCACGCGAAGAAGACATTCGAGGGGTGGAAGAATGGCGAAACTTAAATTACTTGAGGTTCCAGTCGAACACATACATCGAGCTTGGAAAGATATCGAGCCGTTACTTCAGTCACTAGAACCCTACTGCAACGGTGAGTGCAGCACGGCACAGGCGAAGGTCGGATTGATAAATGGCACATCCACCACGTTGGTCATCGTCGATGAGTCAACTAGGGTGCTTGGGGCTATAATCGGCGAATGGAAGATGACTCCGGGTAAACGGATATTCTTCGTGAGCGGATGGGCAGGATCCAACGCAATGGACGACACTCTGTGGCGAGATGTCCAGCGGTGGGTAAAGTCAAACGGTGGAACTCACATACAGGGTGCTGGAAGGGATTCAGTTTTCCGACTACACCGACAGAAGCGCGGTTTTGAGAAGGTTTACACAATTTATGAAAAGGAAATAAGATGAAAATGCTGAAGAAATCAATCTACACGCTGCTACCTTCTTTGGCGTTTTTGACGTTCAGGAGTAAAGGGGGCGGTGGAGGCGACTCAACCCAGACCACTGTTCAGAAGATGGATCCAGAGGTGAGACAGAAGTGGTTAGAGATGTACTCGAAGGCCGATGATGTCGCTAATCAACCTTACTCACCATATACTGGGGAAATGATCGCTCAGTACGATCCGCTGCAACTTCAAGGGTTCGACGCGTATGAGAACGCTGTGGGTACAGGTTCCGGTACACTGAATAACGCGCTAAATATTCTCAATAATCAGAACCTCAACTATACGCCGGACAGCGTGAATACCCGCACGATGGGATCAACTTTTGAGGATTATCTGAATCCTTATACTGGCGAAGTGATCGATACCACGATGGCAGACATGGAGCGCCAACGTCAGATGATGATGAGTGACGTTGCTGGATCGGCCCAGGCTGCAAATGCGTTTGGTGGATCAAGACATGGTATAGCGGAGGCCGAAACTAACCGAGGTTTCGCTGACGAGATGGGGCAAATATCTGCCCAACTAAGGGACCAAGGGTACAACACGGCGATGCAAGGATTTATGGGCGATTCAGCGCTGATGCAACAAGGTGATGTCGCTAATCAGAGTGCCAATCTGGCGGCGGCGTTGTCAAACTCAGAACTTGAACAGAGTGCTGCGGGGATGATGGCAGGGATGTCAGAACAGGAAAGATCGCAAGCCTTCGGGGATGCTCAGATGCTGGTCGATGTGGGTGCAGAGAAGAGATCAATGGATCAGGCTCATTTAGATCTAGATTACGCGAAGTTCTTGGAAGAACAGGAACACCCCATGAAACAACTGGAGGTACTACAGAGCGCCTTTGGTATTACCCCACAAATCACATCAACAACCGGTGTTACTGACGCAGACAAGAAACCGGATCTCTGGCAGAACTTTGCAGACACGTTCTCAGATGTGCGGTTAAAAGACAATATCACTAACCTCAACGGCTACTCGTACAACTTCAAGTCACGACCAGAAGTTGCCACTGGTGGGGTTATGGCGCAAGAAGTTGAGTTGATCGCGCCACACCTTGTGAACACTGACGTTGAGACAGGCTATAAGCGAGTCAACTATGAAGCGTTAGTTGGGGTATTGCTCGAAGCTGTTAAAGACCTCAAATCAGAAGTTGAGGGGCTAAAACGTGGCTAACGCTTTAGAAGAATTAGTACCTGGCGGTGATGTCGCCACCTTTCGTCACAGCATCCAAGCGCTTGAACATGAGATGGTGAATCGTGTCGCCTCTGGTGATATTGAGGATTGTTTAAAAGACTGTAAGTTGTCCCACTACTTCGCTCCACCCATCGAGGGTATTAGCCACACGACCTACGCGAGAGAGCTATTCATGCCGAAAGGCAGCGTCGTGATCGGCAAGATCCACAAACATTCGCATATCAATATCATCTCTCAAGGGGTGGTGTCGGTAGTGACCGAGCATGGAACCAAGCGACTGAAAGCACCGTGTACTTTTATCAGTGAAGTTGGGCTAAAGCGGGCAGTTTATATTGAAGAAGATACGGTGTGGACGACCATCCACTTGACCAAGTTTAGTAAAGAGGCAGATATGGAAATGATCGAAAAAGAAGTTATAGCGGATAGTTACGACGAGTTAGTTCTTGAACATAAATCAGAACAGGGGATATTGTCATGACTTGGGCAGCGGTTGGTGTGGCGTTAACTTCTGTGCTTGGAACTACTGGGACGGCAGCATTAGGTACTGCCGGAGCCGGAGCATTAGGTACTGCCGGAGCTGGAGCATTAGGCGCTGGAGCGGCGGGTGCTGCCGGAGCCGGAGCGGCTGGGGCATTAGGTAGTGGGGCGCTTGCCGGAACTGCGGCGGGTACGATTGGTGCTGGTGGTGCTGCCGGTGCATTAGGTTCTACGGCCACTGGCGCATTGGGATCGTCACTCTCTGCCGGTAGTGTGTTAGGTTCTGGGAGTCTGGGAGCGACTGGATCTAGTATTCTCGGCCCTGGGGCCGGTGGTGCGTTAGCCTCTGGGGGAGGTAAAGCCGCATTGGGTGGGTCGTATGGCGGCCTGCTTCAACCGATGAGTGGAGGAACTAATTTACAGGGGGCAGAACTGCTTCAAGGGCAGGTTATGATGATGCCAGAATCTTTGCAAGGGTCTACTTATCTTAGCGGCGAACCTGGTAGTACATGGAGCGCTTTAGATGGTGAAAGTAGTTGGATGCCATCCAACGACACAATGCAAAAAGCACTTTTAGCCTCGCAAATCTATGGCGCATTGAAACCTAAACAACAGCAGAAACAACAACGGCCCTACCCATCGATATCGTCACCTCGATTCGCTGGAGCGCCTCAAGCTATAAGTAGACGGTCGCCAATTCAATCTGGGGGGTTATTGGGTGGTGGAAGACTCGGATCAAGGAGATACTAGTATGGAAGATATGTTTGGTGATGCGCCGGATGAGCTTAAGAGTCAATTTGGGCAACTGATTGAACAGTTTGGGCCGCCACCTGAGAGTGTTGCGCGAGATCTAGCGACAATTCAGCAGCGGCAACAGCCTGTCCAACAACCTATCGGTGGTGGATTGTTCGACGCTTATTCCCAAGAAAACCAAGGGAATCTGAAGATGGCAATGTTTGCTGACATCATCGGTAATCTGGCCGGTAAAGATGTCGGCGCGACGAAGGGTATGCTGGCGCTTGCCGAGAACGCGCGGAAGTTGCGATTGCAGAATGAGCAACGAACTGCCGCACAGAATATGTTGGGTGGTGGGGTTTCTGGTGCTGGTGGTAGTGAGTGGATGACTCCGCAGCAGAAGGCGGCCATCGCATCTATAGCTAGAACCAATCCTACCGAAGCGATGAAGATGATGGCCACTATGAAGATGCAGTACGACTCCGCTGGAGTGGCCTTGAATAAGAATCTATTCTCACAAGAGTCAGGGTTGCGTGGGGAGTTCCAGAAATTAACTAAAGACTTCAGGGATGTACAGGAGTCGTTCGGTAGAGTAGTTCAGTCAGCGGAGCCTGGTCCGAATGGTCACCACGCAGCGGGGGATTTAGCGTTAGTTTTTAACTACATGAAGATGTTAGATCCTGGGTCTGTAGTAAGGGAAGGCGAGTTTGCAACAGCCGCAAAAGCTGCGGGACTTGGCGAGACTATGATAGCCGCGATGAAGAAGGTGGATAACGGCGACATACTCACCGCGTCTATGCGTCAGGATTTTGTAGACCGGTCGTGGAAACTGTACAGCGAGGCGGCGCGGGGTTTTGATACTACATCTAGCGAGTACGTTGATCTATCGAAGATGTACCAAGGTGTAGACCCATCTAAGGTTGTTACGTCAGATCGAAGATATAAGGACGATTGGTTTAAGCCTTGGTTTCAAGGGTTGGGTGGGAATCCGGTAGTTGGGGGTGATGTAAATACGCCGTCTTTAACTGAACAACTAACACAATCATTGTCACCCAATAAAGCGGCCATTACACAGCCCACTAGAGTATCAGGTCGGAACAGGGTTCGTAAGAATACAGGTCGAGAAGATAAATTGGCTCCAGTGGTTTCCAAGGCTATTGAATACCTCAATCAATAAGGGATATTTATGAAAGCAGAACATCAACAAGCGTTACTATCCGCTTATCGCAAAGCACTAAGTTCTGGTGATGTTGAAATGGCCGCCGAGTTTAAAGGCGCTATCGATGAGATGGTTGGGAGTATGTCCGGCCTTGAGCAGTTTGGTGCCGGTGCTGCGGTTGGACTAGATAACCTAGTGCGTGGAACGTCTCAGCGGATCGGTGAAGTTTTACCAGAGGTTGTGTCGGAGTCGCTTGGCTTAAAACCCAAAAAGGGAGAGGTTGAGATTAGGCGAAGATCTCAGGATGCGCTCATGAATACCATTCCAGGCATGGTTGGATCTGTCGTACCAGAGATGGTTGCAACTGGCCCCGGCGTTGGTATGAAGGCCGCACTAGGCGCGGGGTCGCTCATGGGATTGCTTCAACCCACCAACGATAACGAGAACCCATTAGTTAAGTCGGCTATAGGTGCTGCGGGGAGCGCTTTGGGAGAAGGCGCGACTAAACTATTATCGGCACCCTTCAAGTCAGTGCTGAGTCCAGAGCAACGCATACTGGCTAGAAAAGCTGAACAACTTGGAATTAAATTAGACCCCGCTCAGAAGAGTGGTAACCGCGCACTAGGTTATCTTGATTCGGCGTTAGGCGATATGCCATTCACATCAGGCGGGCAGAAGATAAAGAATGAAACCCAGTACGGTCAAGTGAACAGGGCAATATCTAAGACGTTTGGCGCTGACACTGATAAGTTGAGTAGCGAGCTATTTCAGAGTCACCAGAAGATAATTGGTGACGAGATGAATGAGATAGCTGGCCGAAACATTATTGATCTGGACGAAGACTTGATTACCGGACTGGTGGATACGGTTAAGAAGATCGCTGATGAGAGCATTGATCCGCAGAAACTAAATCTAGTTAAGAACATGACGCGAGAACTTTTGGAAGCACGAAAAGATGGTGCTATCCCGGGTAGCATTTATCGCAAATTCAATACTAGAATTACCAGAGCGATAGATAAGTATGCGGTATCAGAACCAGATCTAGCACACGATCTGAAGGCATTGAAAGATGTGGTTGACGAAGGGGCATCCAGAAGTATGGACTCTGTGGATTTGAACAGGTTCGGTGAGTTGCGCGGATTGTACTCTAACCTTAAAACCGCAGAGCGATCCTTTGACGAAACTAAGGGGGAAGTAGCGCTGCATAAGTTAAGAACTCAAGTTAACAGAGGAAAGGGGCAGTCGGATCTAAAAGACATAGCGAAGATATCCCATGAGTTTCTACGTCCACCACCAAACTCAGGGACTGCACCAAGGAACGAAGCGATGCGATGGTTAGCCAATCCGCTAACAGCAGCGGGGGGTTACGCTTTAGATCCAACGGTTGGGATAGGTCTTGGTTCTGGGATAGCGGTATCGTCTGCGCTGCGTAATTTAATGGACCCATCAACCAAGATGAACGCACTTGGGAGAATGGTTAAGTCGAAGTACCCAAACCAACTACTTTCAAGGAGTGGGTCTGCCGGGTTGCTTGGGTATAGCGAATAGATGTTAGCTGAATTAGCGATAATCAACGCTAGTTTTGAAGTTATAAAAACGGCGCTTGGCAATGGCAAAGAGCTGTTTGAGCTGGGCGATCAGTTAGCGCATTTCAGCAATGCTGGGCGTGAGATAGACCAGAAAGCGAAGCTGGCTAAGAAAGGCTCAGATCAAGAATCGGATCTTGAGATCTTCATGGCTCAAGAGGCTATGCGCGTTAAGCGAGAAGAACTCAAGGAATTGATGATCCGAACGCGCCACCTACTTTGGGACGAGTTTCTTCGCTTCGAGGGGCAACAACAACGGGCTAGAGAAAAGGCAATTAGATTAGAAGAGAAACGCAAAGCTGAGCGAACAGATTTCATCATGACCGCACTTGCTTGGATAGTGGCTTTTCTGATTCTCGCGGGGTCGCTGTTTGGTGGACTTAAATTAATTATTGGGATGAAGTAAATGGACGAGCATAGGTGCAGTGAAATGGAAACAATACTAAAAGTCCACAGACAGAGGATTGATGAACTAGAGACTACACTGGACGAGATAAATAAACAGTTAGCTCATATTAAAGGTGGGGTTTATGGGATATGTCTTTATGCCGTTGCCACGCAATTAGGCATCCTTGAAGCGATAAAGCTGTGAGTGAGTTACTACTTCTTCAGGTTCCCAATTTTAATTATATTGCTAGCAGTGGCCGCAGTAATAGTTCTGATAGCGATATGTATATACGAGATGTTTTATGTCATTCAAAGTCATCTTTGATCTACTCACATTTATAGCGTTAGCCGTTGCGGCTGCATCTGTCGCCACATGGCTATTGCACCATTGGTTAGGAGTATATTATGTTTAAAAATAAGTTAAAGATTGAAGCAGTGCCGAGGGAAGATGCTTATTTGCTCACATCTCGACTCAGTTACATTACCTCGCTTGGGGATAAAATTATCATCCCTAAACATTTTAAAACCAATTTTGCATCGGTTCCTCGGGTAGCGAAAGTATATATCGACGACGATGACTGGCAGATCAGAGCTCCTTCAGTAGTTCACGACTATTTATACAGTGCTGAGTCAGCAGAATTAGGATTTACCAGAAAACAGGCAGACGAAGTGCTGCTTGAAGCGATGATGGGTTTAGGGATGCGGAAGACAAAAGCCTTGCTCATTTATTTCGTACTAAGATTATTCGGGGGTCCAAACTATGAAAAACGATAACAGCATTACCCTTCCACGCTATTTTGTTTTAGCGCTGGTATTTATGTTAGCTATTCCACTTTTGACCGCTTGCTCTGCGGTAGATCTTGCTAGTCGAGGCGCGGGCATCGTCGTCGGTCAGTATTGCTCTAAAGCTCCAGGTGCGGCTCGATCTGTCATCAGGAAGGCCGTTAACAAATCACTAGCCCCTAACTCGATAGCGATTACCTGTGCAAAAGATTAGTCAGCATTTCTCCAGAAGCGAGTTCGCTTGTCAGTGCGGCAACCAATGTCCACAGTCGCAAGACCCCACTGTTGATGTGACGTTGATTCAGATACTGGAAGAACTGCGACGGCATTTTAATACGCCTATAACCGTAACCAGCGGCGTGCGATGTAAATCTCACAATGCCTCGGTAGGGGGATCAGTTTTTTCCAAGCATCTTGAGGGGAAGGCAGCCGATGTGCTGCTGAATGGGGTAACGCCGGGCAGGGTGTATGACTACCTAGTTGATCGGTATCCAGGGTACGGATTTGGGAAGTACAACACGTTTACCCATATCGATAGTCGTGGGTTAAAAGCAAGATGGGAAATTAAGGGCTAAAAACTTTACTTCACATTTACTTCAAAAAAACCTTACTTCACTTTTACTTCACCACCGCTGCAACCCCAGTAAAATCAAGGCGTGACGGTGTCTCCCATGTGCATTAAACACGTTTTGGCGATTTATGGTATTTAGCGGTTATTTGTAGTAAAAACAAGTACTTAGGCTGAGTTTTCACCATTCCCATCTGATCATTTCGTTGCATTTTTGGTTAAAAAGCGATATGGTTTACTTCTAATTTACTTCAGTTGGGATCTGAGTTGGCGAATTTTACCAAGGTTGGTAGTCGCTACCGCGCGTCAGTGTGCGTAAACGGAAAGCGAAAATCAAAGACATTTCGGACCAAGACCGAGGCCAGAGGGTGGGCGCTGCAAACTGAAATAGAAATTGATACTGGTGTGGGTGATCCAACGCATTATCTCTTGGAAGATGCTTTGATCCGGTATCGTGACGAGGTGACGGTGCTGAAGAAAGGTAAGAAGAATGAGAGTAATCGAATCAATGCCATGCTCCGGCTTCCACTGGCCCAGATGCGACTCGATGATATCACCAGTGACGACATGGGGAAGTATCGTGATGAGCGTCTGAAGAAGAACGGCGGCGGGACCGTGAATCGTGAACTCAGTTTAATATCAGTGATCTTCAATCGTGCTAGGATCGAATGGAAGTGGGTGGCGAAGAACCCGATATCAGATGTAACTCGACCCAAGAACCCAAGGCCAAGAGATCAACGGATTAACGATGACGAGATCCAGAGAGTGTGTGACGCTCTGGGGTATGCCGGTGGTGAGATAAACAGTTCTACCGATCTGGTAGCTGTGTTGTTTCTTCTAGCTATCGAAACTGCGATGAGGCTAGGTGAGTTGTGTGCAGTTGTGCCGAGAAGTGTACATTTGAGTGAGCGGTATGTTGAGGTCACGGATTCTAAAAACGGTGATAAGCGGAAGGTGCCGTTATCGAATAGAGCGGGTGAACTATTTGGCAAGGTTATTCACGCTCAAATGAAGATCACTTCAGCAACTGCCGGAGCGATCTATCGCCAACATCGAGGCGCGGCAGATATGGGACATTTCAACTTCCATGACACACGGCACGAAGCGATTACCCGACTCGCGCAGAAGTTAGACGTACTGGACCTCGCCCGGATGATCGGGCATCGAGATCCTAAATCACTAATGATCTATTACAACGCCACGCCGATTGAAATTGCTAGTCGGCTTGATTGATTACCCCAACCCCTTAGTGACTTCCAATTCAAAAACATCAGCATCAAACCATCGGACCGAGCCGTTAGTGTAAACGCCAATTAATTTATTGCCGAGTCCGTGCTTCGCACAAGCGATCAGCTTGGCTGAGATGATTGTGGAGGCAAAGAAAGCATCGAACGTGGAGTATCTATCTGGATAATTTGGGTGGTCTTTGTCGATGGCAAAAACAGCTATTGGCGATGCCTTGGTTGCAATTTTAATGCGCTCTCGAATAAATCCTTTGGTCATGACGGTCATATTTTAATCCTTATGTCTTAATACCCATTTTTTTACTTCAGTAGAAATCCAGCGACGATGCGCCCCGCGAGGCCCGCCAGTTGGAAGGACGATGGGCTTTGGGAAAGTGGTTTTACAAATTAATTTTCTTCTGACGAGCTGCTTATTAACGCTGAGATATTCGGCGATGTCGTCCATGCTCCAGAGTCGATCATTCATCTCCAACCTCAATCTCTTCATACTCAGGTGTGCCATGCGATTTAGGCATATGTAGTCTCATCAGTTCTTTGAGATAGAATTCTGCTTTGCCCAAATTCTCATATTTTATGAGATTCTTCTGATCCTCATCCATGTCCTTTTTGATCCCCTTAGAGTCCCAGCGCCATAGGTACTTAAGTATGTTGAAAACAAGCGCCCCGATGAACATCTGCCGAGAGAGAAATTGACGCATGAGATCAATGAATTCAATGCCCATGCCCTCTTTTTTATAATGTGACGGTTCGTTGATATTTTCCAGCACAGTATCGAAGTCGCTCTTCCTCCTGACTCTCACCTTAGTCATTTGGGCGATACGCTGTCATTTCACTGATCACTAGCAAATCAACCCTCAAGATTGACTCACAGGCTAATTCAGCAAGTTTGTCTAATAGTTCAATATCATTAGTCAGCCGATCTATGCCGGTCTTCTCCATAAATGGTCTTGAGGCTATTGCTGCAACAATAACCGACATATATAAATCCATTCTCTCTGTAAGTTTGTCTTCTTCTTTAGTCATCCCAATCAATCCCCTCATCTCTAAATAACGATTCAATAATAATGGCGGCGAGTCCGATCAAAATAAATACCGGCGCTAACAACAATCCAACCAGCCACCCTAGAACGCTCATGAAAAAATACCAACCTCGCGCCACAATTCCACTTCCTCTGTACGATCCTTCAGCGGCTTGCTGATCGTCAGCAATGGCTTGCCCTTATCATCCAATCTCGGCAAATAATAATTAGTGTGGTTGTTGAATAAATCGATCAGCGAAGTTTCTGTTAAGTTTGGCGGGATATCACCAAAACCCAGCACCTCACAAACCCTCTGAAAATCTACCGGACTGCGAGGACTTTCAAACGGACGGCCCATCTTTTTGCGGCCCATCTTTTCGCTTTTCTCTACCATGAACTACCTCCCAATTTAATTAAGTGCCGAATCAACGCTGATCTCGAAAAGGGTCCGATCTACTTTTCCTTATCCTCAGACCCCCGGAGAAGATCTAGTCGTCTTCGGCTGCGGGCGTTTTTCTCACTCATTCCCACCACCCGCTGGGGAATCCCTAGTTCAGTAACGGTGTTGGCGCTACTGCCCGCTAGGGGCGGGACCCAACCCCCTCTCACAGGGGATGTTTATTGAAATCGTAACGAACAATCGTCGAAAATTTGTTTTTCGTATCTACGGTTACCGTGTCCGGCCAACGCAACTTCGATGTCTGATCCAGCGCCAATCCAACAGAATAGGGGATGGGGGAATCGATGCGTTTTTCCCACCAACGTAGCGCCTTCTTCCACGCGTATCCCTGATGCTCGATGCATATCCACTCACTCGTAACTCGTCTTAATCCAGAGTAATAATCTACTCTGAGGCTGGGGGTCTTCCCCTTTTTTGCATGGCGCGAGTAAGTGATGTCTGTGACCGGATAGGTGCGGAACTCGCTGTGTCCTTCATCTAAAATAGACAACCCAGAAGCATCCCGATTGAGTTTAATTTCTCGGTCCTGTACGTCAAAAATATGCCCGCAAGAAAAACAGGTTCGCAGACCTAGGGCGCACTCAGATAAGCACTTCGGACACTGCTTAGTGATTGCTTCCATCTTGAAAGAGCGTGGCTTGCGTCCTTGGATTTTATTGACCGGACCCATCACGGCAGAGTTATCTGTATAGTCGGCGATGAGCGCTGGCTTATCCTTTTTGTTTGGATGAGGACGCATAGCTCGACCGATCATTTGAACCCACAAAATGGGTGATCGGGTATTTCGGAGCATCCCTATGAAGTCGGTGCCAGGGGAATCAAAACCGGTGGTTAAAACTCCGATGGAAACTAAGCATTGCAGTTCACCTGACCGGTGCCGATCAATCATGCCGGCGCGGATATCTTTGGGAGTCATGCCGGTAATCACCTCGGCATCTATACCGTTCTTCACCAGCTCTTTGCCGACGTTGTGGGCGTGATCGACAGTGACACAAAAAACAATCCAGCTCTTACGGTCAGCGCCGAGCTTTGCCATATCACGACAGGCTTCTCTGGTAAAATCGCTTTTGTTAATCAGGCTATCCAGTTCAGAGATTACAAAATCACCACTGCCAAAGCGCTTCACAGAAGAAGCGTCAAACTGTATCGAGGTCTTGGCTGGCGCGATCTTACACAGATACCCTTCCTTAATTAATTCCATCATCTCGACAGAAGCAGCGACATCAGTGAACAGGGAGTTTTTAGCTTTGTGCAACCAGACACCATCACCCCTAAAAGGTGTTGCGGTGAGCCCGCAGACGCGCAACGCTGGATTACGTTCGGTTAGTTTTTCAATAGCCGATCTGATCATGCCGACGTTGTCGTTATTGGTTAGGTGCGCTTCGTCGATAATAATGAGGTCGAACTTTCCGATCTTATCGATGCGTCTGAATATCGTGCCGATGGTCCCGATGATGATGGGCTGGTGGTAATCAAAGCGCTTCATCGATGCAGACAATACCCCGACGATGTCCCGCAACCTATTCTTCATCACTGGTCGCCGGATCATCGATCATGTTCAGTAGCTTTTCATAGTTCTGTTCACATAACTCTTTGGAAGGAACGATAATCAGTATGCGTTGATCACCAAACTCCATTGCCAGTCGGCATATCTCAGCGACGATTAGCGATTTGCCTGATCCAGTGGGCAAGCCCATCAAAGGATGGCCGGTTTTGTTTTCGCCGAACCAATGCCAGAGTTGATCGATGACCCGCTGTTGGTAGTCGCGTAACTTATATACCGTCTTCATTCAACGATCCTTCCATCACCAACCTCACGAATCGTATCAACATCTTTGTCACCAAGAGCTGCTGGATTCGCGTTCTGAATTTCTTTTGATGAGTAGCCTGGGATCATCCAACAGTTTTCAAACCGAGTGCCATCAGGCTTTTCATAGGTGATGGAATTGCGCGACTTATCACCGTCAACGACCTTGGCGAAGGTAATGAAGTTAGGGTTATAAAGATGCTCTTTACACTCAGTCGTTTTTTGATCGACGATATCGCCGCCAAAATAAGCGCATGACCATCGAGCGTCACCGTCCAGCTCGGCAGTTGAATGCACACAGGTGCGGCAGTTAATGGCTGCCATCTCGCTGCCGTGACAAATGTCTTGATAATCACACCACTTGCACTGATACCAGCTTGGATCTTCTGAGATCTTTTCTGGCGGTGAATCAGATGTGATAATGGTATTAGCGCGGTTCAGCAGAACTGCGGCAACATCCTTATCATATTTGACTCGTTCGGAATAAAGGCTGTCGTCGTTCTTGTTAACAACCAGGTAAAACGCACGATCCATCTGGGACCAGTGCATATACATCTGCATCTGGGCGAAGTGTTCGGGTTTAGCTTTCTCAACACCTTCCTTACATAGCTTTTTAAACGCCTTGTCGCCGGATGTTTTAAATTCTATAACGTGCCAGGTTTTTCTGGCCTCAACAAATCCAAGCCCAGCACCATCCATCGAGCCACCGAAGTGACCACCAATGGCACCGAAAGTGAATTGCTTACCGGTTCCTTTGTCAACCGTGACCACATGAACACCGGCATCTCGCAATAATTTAACCAGGTTAGGTTCTTCCAGATGACCACGTTGAAATAGTCTTAATATTCTGCCGATGCGTTTCTGTAACTTGCTCCATCGAAACGAGTACCAGAGCTGCCGTTGACACGGCGCTCCAATAATCGATGCTCCCAGATGATACCTAAGACCGTCATCGGCATTGCACTCGACGACTTCATCTATTTTAGATACAGTGGTTTCCGGCTGCGGGATGGTCGCCACGTTACTTAGCCCAAGGTGCGGCTGAAGTTGTAGCAGCAGTTTGTGGTGCCGCTTGTACTTGTGGAGCTGGTGTAATACCCCCGCCGAGTGGTCGGTGGTCGTACTTTTTGACGCGGTTTTTATCGCTGTAGCCGTTAGTGCCAATTTCGATGCCGACAAAGGCTTTAAAAGGCTTGTTGTGAAGAACGGCAGACTCAGTGACCGACTCAACCCCAATTGCTTTGCAGATGCTGCCGAGGTTGCGCTGTGCAATTTCCACAGCAGTAGGATTAGAGTTAACAAGGTTTAAGTTGTCCCAGATCTTGCGGCCTTTATACGCTCCGTCAACGATCTGCATCGATAGTTTTAGCATCTGGCCGCCTTTCTGTGTGGTTGCCATCTCGGTATCGGTGATCATAAGTGTGTAAGTATCTTGTGGTACTGGCTCAAACGATGGTTGATCGTCAAAGAGAGAATCATCTAAGTCGCTGAGATTGAAATTTAAACTAGCCATTGTTGGCCTCCTTTGTGTCGTGATTAAAAGTATTAATGACATTACAGACGATCTGAGCGTGTTTATCAGGCACATCACGCGAGTTACTTACCCACGCATAGACGGTGCTGATTTTTAAGCCCAATTGGTCCGCTATCTCGCGTCTTAGGAGATTGGAACCAAAGTCTGCTTTGGTTAGTGTTTCGGGGGTAATCTGATTTGGTTTAGCCATTTGCGGCCTCCTTTTTTGTTGTGGTTGGAAATAGTTCTGCTGAAAGTGATGCCCATGAGAGCGGAATTTCAGCCGGTAATACCATGCGGCTTTTTGCCGTGTAAGCTGGATTCGGTGAAGTATGTAAAACCCGCTCGGATGTAGCTATGGCGCGGTTGCGCTTTTGGTTAAAGCCTTTACCTTCTTCACTGGTGGTGATGACCTTTTGGGTGGCGAAGAATATGCAGTCTGAATATTCTTCTATCAGCGCCGATGCTTTCTTATGCAGTTTTAGAGCGTAAGAATCATACGGAGGGTTCAGCGGTTCTTCGACTCTAAGAATCTGTGAATGGCATACCATTAAGATCATCATGCCTTTTACATTTCTGAGCGCCGTAACACCCTCGAAGAACTTCTTCCATAATCCAAGTGCCTCGGCATAGCCCTGGCCCCATTTCATTTTAGAGATATCTTCGACCTTATTATTTTCTGTGACCTTTTTCCAGATCATTGCTTCCAACCAATCCAATGAATCAATCGCCAGTGTCATGTACTGGTGATCGTCGGTGAAAAGAACTCCGATGGATTCAAGCACCTCATCGAACGACGTAGGCTGAAATGCTTGGGTTGGCAGTTCGCCTAGTCCTCCCTCCAAATCAATGAAGATGGGGTTCGGGGCTTGTGATGCGAGGGTAGATTTGCCGATACCTGGTCCACCGTGAATAACTATTCTGGGTGCCAGTTTTGCCGGTTGTTTAATACTATCTAATGAAATTGCCATATTAATACTCGATATCTTTTAGGATGACCGCAACTTTTGCGGGTCTAGTTGTAATAGCCTGAGAGACTTGCTTGAATGTTTCGGGTTCGTTATTTTCGAGGTAGCGGACAGCTTTTAGAATTAAGCTGGGCTTGTACTCGATTGGATGGAGCCCGTCGGGGATGGTATGTTTTATTTCTTCCCATTTCTTAGGATCAAGGGTGCGGGTTAGCTTGCCGGTGAGCGTTACCCTCATGCCGCAACTTTCAAATGAGCTAGATCCCTCTGCCTTGTCGAAACCAACCAATTCTATTAACTGCTTTTCGGCTTCTATTCGACGAAGACGAGCAAGCATCTCTTGTGTCTTTGCGGTCCTGATTTGGTCCGTGACTGCTGCCACCAAATTCTCTAGGTTTATTTCTTCGATTGAAGTAACCATTATCTAATCTCCGATATGAGTGTTAATAGTAGAAACCCGGCCGCAAGGCAGCCTATAAAGGCGATGCCGGCGAGTGCCGACTCCCACCAACTTTCTTCTTCACGCACAACAACGCTAGTTGTGCAGTTTTTATAGTCGATCATCTTGTATCCCCACTTGTTTTGTTGGACTCAGGGTAACAATAACCAATGTTTTAACTATGGTCAACTACTTTTGTTGTTATTTTTGCGAAAAGAATAGTTATTAATGGCTATTGCTGTGTGGGGTGGTGCTGAGAGGTGTTAGGGTGTGTTCAGATGAGCGCCGAGTACCAAAAGACACGACCGAGTATTTTGATGTCATCTAGAGAGTCGTAGGTTTCATCGGGCCATTCTGATGAGTTGAATGATTTTAGACGGATTCCTCCCCAGGGCAGAGCGTAAACTATTTTGACGCGCAAGCATCCGTGATGTCCGAGTGCGTAAATGTCACCGTCAATTAAGGTGGTGTTGCCGGTATCCACGCCCACGGTAGATCCATTGGGCATTACGGGCTCCATAGAATTGCCGGAAACGGTGACACACGCAGCGTTGCGTACCTGGATACCCATACGGTCGAGCGTTCGCCTTGAAAATCTGAGCTTGCGGGAATCATTAAACTCAATTTTGCGTCCACCGCTTCCAGCGGCAAGCTCAACTTCACGGAAATAAGATAGCTCTACTTCATCATCATCAACAGGGGTGCGGGAATCCCAAGGTGATATTTTGCGAGTTTCACCTCCGTACAATAGCCAGTTAACGTCAACCTTGAGGATCTTCGCTATTTCTACGATCTTCTTGGATGATTGTGACTTGCCAGCGCAAAGTTTCTGAACAGCCGCTTGGGATAAACCGACCTGCCTGGCTAGGTACGATTGGCTTATCCCTAGATTGATTAGTTGTTCAGTAACTCTGGAAGCAAGACTCATCTATAAAGTATAACCGAAGTTGTAATTATACAAATATTTAAATAAAACCTAAGTAACTACCAAGGTTTTTACTTTGTTGATTGAATCCACTACTTTTGTTATAGTGAGTTTTACATCAACACTAAAACGGAAAAATCATGGACCGGGATAAATTACTAGAGGCCGTTGAATGGGCCGGTGGCCAGACTCAACTTGCTAAGTTAATAGGAGTCCAGCAGCCGCACGTTTGGAACTGGTTGAACAGGGATCAAAGGCTACCGCTCGAAAGAGCATTGGCTATAGAACGAGCGACGATGGGGAAGGTGACCGTCGCCAAGTTACGGCCCGATCTGTACTGATTTATTAGCGCACCACCACATTAGCCTCGATCCGTCGGGGCATTTTTTTTGGGAATCGAATATGCCTACATTACCCTGGGAACAACCAACCGTCACAACTTCAACCGCAGAGCCGATCTCGGTAGTCGGCACACCGCTGCACTATGCGCTGAATTATGCGGATTTAAAGTGGAAGGTGTTCCCAGTGCATTCAGTTAAAGATGGGAGCTGCTCATGCAAGGCCGGAAAGCACTGTACGAATAAGGGCAAGCATCCAATAACAGCTCATGGATTCAAAGATGGGTCCATCTATAAAGAGAAGATCAAGCGATGGTGGACGGATCATCCAGAGGCAAACATAGGAATATGGACCGGTCCCGAATCTGGGATATGGGTACTGGATGTAGATATTGACCATGATAATGGGAAGCTGGGTGATAACTCACTGGAGGAACTAGAAGATATAAACGAATACCTACCCTCTACGGTTGAGGCAATTACTGGGGGCGGGGGAAGGCATCTGTTCTTTAAATATCCATCCAACCAAGTCATTAAATCAGGCACCAACGTGATCGGCGATAACCTTGATGTGAGGGGCGTGGGTGGCTATGTGATAGTCGAGCCATCCAGTCATCAGAGCGGTGGGAATTATGTCTGGGAGGGCAGCTCAGATCCTCTTGCTGGGGCGAAAGCTGTGGATGCACCCGAATGGTTGATTAATTTAATCATAACGCCTAAGAACCAGCCTACACAGGCCATACCATCGTCAGGAGGCGGGCTGAAGGCGCTGCTTGAGGCTGAGTTAGATGAGATAGTCGATGCGCTCAGACATATCGAGAGTGAGGACCGTGATACTTGGCTTCAAGTCGGCATGGCAATCCATTCTATAGACGATGGGGGTAACGGATACGAGTTATGGGGCCGATGGTCCAAGGCCTCAGAGAAATGGAACGAGCAAGATCAGATCAGGGTATGGAATAGCTTTAAGAACAGCGACAACCAACTCAATAAGGAGAGCATCTTCTTCTGGGCGAAGGAGTCGGGCTGGATTAATCCGCTGGAAGGCGGGGAAGAAGAGATAGCAGAGAAGGTGCCTGATAAGACGAAGTTGAGTCCAACACTTGGAGAGTTTCCGGAGATGCTGCTCCGTCCACCAGGCATTATGAATGATATCACAGATTGGGCTGATCTGACCTCACCCAAACCCCAACCTCATTTGGCCATTCAATCGGCAATGGCTGCCGTATCGACTGTTTTAGGTCGAAGATTTAAAACCAACTATGGCAACTGGTC